AACTACCAGCATGCCATGCGGCAGGCCGTCGAAGTCGGCGACGTCGCGCGGTATGACCAGCTGGCCCGCGACCACGTCCAGGCCGTTGACAACTTCGATCGGCAGGTGTCGGAGCAGATCAGGCCGGCTCAACAGCAACCGGCGGCGCAAGGTGCCGCGCCCTTGCCACCCGAACAGGCCACGGCCGTGCAGACGTGGCGGGCGCAGAACGAATGGTTCGACCGTGACGTGGTGCTCAATTCCGTGGCGCAGGGCATCCACATGGATCTGCTGCGCAACAAGCCGGGCATGAGCCTTGCCGAGAACCTCGCCGAGACGTCGCGCGAGGTCCGCAAAAGGTTTCCGGAGCGGTTCGGCGTCTCGGCAACGGCCACGGCTCCGATGGTTGAGTCCGGTGGCGGTCGCATGCCGACGAGCATGCGCGCCAGGGCCAAGGGAGCGTCCGATCTGCCCGCCGATGCCCGCGCGGCCGGTGAGAAGTTCGTGCGTGAGAAGATTTTCAAGGATCTCAACGAATACGCCCGCGAGTATTGGGCGGACAACTAAGGGGTGCACGACCAATGAACGACGTCGCATTGAAGCCGAACGGGATAACGCCGCGCATCGAGAAAGAGCGGGCGGCCCGCAGGCGTAGGGACGACATGGGTGACGGACGGCTGAGGAACCTGGCCGTCGAAGGCACCATGGACCCGAACTACGTCTATCGGTGGATCAATGCGGAGCCGGGCCGCGTCCACAATCTCACCAGGCGTGACGATTGGGACGTTGTAACCGAATCCGATCTGGGCGTGAGGACAGGAAAAGACGCACAGATCGGCCTCGGCGTGGAGCGTATCGTCGACAAGAAGGATGGTCAGAAAGCCATTCTCGTGAGGAAGCCGAAAGACTACTACGTCGAGGATCGCGTCAAGGCACAGCGCCATCTCGACGAACTCGACAACCTGATCAAGCGCGGCGAAGTGCCGGCGGCAGGTGGTGACGTCGAGCCCCGGCGCAATGGCGTCAACGCCTACGTGCCGGCCGGTGGCATTTCCATTCAGGACGGCCGCCGTTCTTAATCCGATCAACCCTCACGGGATGAAACTTCATGGCAAACGTTGATACGCCGTTCGGGTTGAAGCCCGTCCGGTTTACTAGCGGGGCTCCCTATAATGGCTCCGTCAATCCCTACTCGACGGCAACTGGCGACGCGACGGCAATCTTTGTCGGCGATCCGGTCATTATCTCCGGAACGGCGCAGACGATCGACGGCGTGATCTATCAGGACGTCGACCAGGCGGCGACCGGCGATGTGATCGTTGGTGTCGTCGTATCTGTCGATCCGATGCTGGGCTCCGGCGCGGGCGGGCGTGATTCCGCCGTGCACCGGCTGGCCTCGACGCAGCGCATCGTCTACGTCGCCGACGATCCGAACCTGTTGTTCGAGATTCAGGAAGTTTCGGGCGGCACCGCACTTGTCGCCGACGCAATAGGCCTTAACGCCAATTTCGTCGTCGCCGCCGGCAACGCCACCACGGGCCGAAGCGGCGTCGAATTGAACAACGCGACCGAGGCGACCACAAACACGCTCGATCTCCAGATCGTCGGTTTTGCAAACCGTCCGGACAACGAGGTCGGCGAGCACGCCAAGTGGCTCGTCCGTATCAACAGACATCAGCGCGCCAATCAGGTTGCGGGCATCTAAAGGAGATCGTGACCAATGGCTGGCGTCATCACAACCGGCAATCATCCCAAGGCGCTGTGGCCGGGCATGCGCGCATTCTGGGGTCGGCAATACACCGAGCACCCTGTCGAGTGGAAGGGCATCTTCGAGGATATGTCATCGGAGAAGGCCTACGAGGAGGACGCCGAGGTTACGGGGTTCGGCCTCGCAACGGTCAAAAACCAGGGCGCTGCAGTCAGCTACGACAGCGAGAGCCAGGGACCGACCAAGCGCTACACGCATGTGACCTACGGCCTCGGCTACATCGTCACGCGCGAGGAGCTTGAGGATAACCTATATGAGGTCGTCTCCAAGCGGCGCATCAAGGCGCTGGCTTTCTCGATCCGTCAGACCGAGGAAATCATCGCCGCGAACATCCTGAACCGTGCCTTCAACTCGTCCTACACGGGTGGAGATGGCAAGGAGCTTTCAGCGACAGACCATCCGACCTTGAACGGCTCGCAGTCGAATGAGCTGGCCACGGCGGCTGATTTGTCCGAGGGCGCGATCGAGGATCTCTGCATCCAGGTCATGCAGGCCAAGAACAGCCGGGGGCTCAGCATCGCGTTGATGCCGAAAAAGCTGATCGTCTCGCCGTCCGAGGCGTTCAACGCCGAGCGCATTTTGAAGTCGACGGGCCAAAGCGGCACGGCGAACAACGACGTCAACGCGATACGGTCCATGGGCGTGCTGCCGGAAGGCGTTGTGGTCAACCACTACCTGACCAACGCTGACGACTGGTGGATCAAGACCAATTGCCCGAACGGCCTCATGCGCTTCAGCCGCCGGGCGACCGAGTTCCGCCAGGACAATGATTTCGATACGGACAACGCAAAGGCCAAATCGACGCTGCGGTTCTCGGTCGGTTGGACCGACTGGCGCTGCATCTACGGCTCGGCCGGCGCGTAAACTCTGGGCTCATGAGGGCGGCGCGAAACCCGCGCCGTTCCAACATAAGGAACGCTCTCGATGCCTACGCCTGCTCGCTTTTCCGGTGGCTTGACCAACGTCAGCGCCCGCGATGCGCTACGCAATTACGTCGACACCGACCCGTCGAAAACGATCACGTATTTCGACGACTTCTTCACATATACCGCTGCCCAGTGGACGGTCACAGAAACGGCGGCCGGCGCAACGCAGGCCGTAAGCACGGGTGCCCGTGGTGGTGTTCTGCTGCTGACCGGTGACGGTGCCGGCGGCGCGACCGACGTCAACCAGGTGCAGCTGGTCAACGAGACGTTCCGCTGCACGTCGGGCAAGCAACTCTGGATCAAGGCGCGGATCGCGGCGACCGCTGCGACCATGGCCAACTTCGGCTTCCTCGTCGGGCTGGCCATTCTCGACACGTCGGCGGTGGCGGGCGTGTCGGACGGGATCTATTTCCGGAAGGCGACAGGTGCGGCCACGCTCGAAGCCGTGCTTGAGAAAGACAGCACCGAAACCGCTTCGGGCACCATCGCCACGGTGGTCACGGCCACGTTCATTGAGCTGGCCATGTACTACAACGGCAAGGATGCCGTCGAGGTCTACTACAACGGCAACAAGGTCTATACGTTCACGACGCTGACCAATCTGTGCCAGGACGAGGAACTGTCCGTCACGCTGGCCTCGCTCAACGCCACGGCAGCCGCAGCCAACGTGCTGTCAGTCGATTATATCATGGTCGCCGAGGAGCGCTGATATGGCTGATGCCGTAGCATCTCAGACGATCATGAACGGCTCTCGGAAGGCCGTCATGAAGTTTACCAATGTCAGCGACGGCACCGGAGAAAGTGCCGTCAAGAAAGTCGACGCGTCTGATCTCGGCGCGACCACGCTTAAAATCGACCGTATCTACTACGCGACATCGACGATGAGCGTCCGCATTCTGTGGGATGCCACGACTGACGTCGATGCGTTCGTGATCGGTGCGTTTCAGACGGGTGTGCTGGATTTCACGCCGATCGGCGGCCTTATCAACAACGCCGGCACTGGCGTAACGGGCGACATCAACTTTACGACGATCGGGCACACTGCAGGCGCCAATTACTCTATCATTCTCGAAATGAGCAAGACCTGATGGCGACGTCGGGCTCGATCGACTTCAGCATGACGACCCGGGACGTGTGCACGTATGCACTCGAAGAATTGCGGGTTATCGCTGCCGGCGAAACCCCGACCGACGATGACATGCAGGCCGTCCGCAAGCGCCTCACGCTGATGCTCAAGTCGTGGCAGATCACGGGGCCTAATCTGTGGAGGCAGACGGACGGGTCGGTCGCGCTCGTTGCCAGTACGGCGTCTTATACCCTGTCGCCGCGTCCGCATCGCGTCATCGAAGCGCGTTATCGCGATGCCAACAGCCGTGATCTGCCCATGGTGGAGTTGACGCGGCAGGAGTACGTCGATCTGCCGCTCAAGACGACGACGGGCATTCCGACGAGCTACTATGTCAACTACCAGCGCGCGGCCACGACGATTTACGTGTGGCCGGTGCCGGCAAGTGTCACGACGGAAACGATTGTCTACACCTATCAGCGGGTGTTCGAGGATGCCGACACGCTAGAGAACGACATCGACATCCCGCAGGAATACCTCGAGACGGTGGGCATGGCGCTTGCCGCCCGATGCCTTGGCATGTTCGGCAAGAAAGACCAAGACCTCGAACGCCGCTCGCTGATGCTGATTGCCGAGGCCGATCAATCCGACCGTGAGCCGTTTGTGCGTTTCGTGCCGGATCGCAATGGCCGATGAGCGAGTATCGCGCGGGCGATTATTATCTGATCTGCGACGAATGCGGGTCGAAAATTCGACGCAGCGAATCGCGCAAGCGGTGGGACGGGCTGATCGTCTGCCGGGCTGATTGGGAGACCCGGCACCCGCAGGACTTTGTGCGGGGCAAGCGTGACAGGCAGGCAGTCGCGGTCTCGCGGCCTGAGCCGGCCGACACGTTCATCAATGGCGCCACGCTGACGGATGACGACGGGCTGACCCCATTGCAGGATGACAATTATGCGGAGTTGATCGACGCATGACACGCCTGGTTGACAGCACGGACGCCCTTGAACTGATCACGCCTGACGGGACCGAGCGCATTCGCGTCACCAAGAATGGCGTATCGAAAGCCGTTTTGACGGGTGACATTGCCGATGCGGACGCGGCGGCAGCTATTGCGGCGCACGTGGCGCTCGGCGACCCCCATACGCAATACCTGACCGAAGCCGCAGCGGCGGCAGGGTATCAGCCGCTCGACAGTGATCTTACGGCGATTGCGGCGCTCACGACCACGGCGTTTGGGCGTTCGGTGCTCGACAGAGCCAGTGCGGCAGCGCTTGCCACGCTGGCCGGCGTCGGCACGGGGGACAGCCCGCAGTTCACGGCGATCAATCTCGGGAATGCCAGCGATACGACATTGGCGCGTGGGCTCGCCGGCCGGCCGACGGTTGCTGGCGTTCCCTTTGTGCTGTCGGTTGGTATGAGGTTTGTCGAGGATCACGGCGCCGTCGGCGATGGCGTCTATAAGACCAACGGTGCGTCAACGGCCACGAGCACGACGTTTACGTGCGCGTCGGCGGCTTGGACCGATGCCGACATTGGCAAGCCCATCGTCATTGCGGGCGCGGGAGCTGCCGGTGCGACGCTCGCCACCACGATTGCCTCGCGCAATTCGGCAACGTCGATCGTGCTCGGGGCGGCCGCATCAACGACGGTCTCCGGCACAGCGAAATTCTACTACGGCACCGACGATACGGCCCAAATCCAGGCGGCGCTCGACGCCACGACGGACGGGCAAGGGGTCTTGTTCTCGCCCGGCAAAATCTACATGGTTTCGAGCCTGAAATTGCCGGGAGGAACCGGCAGCTTCGGGTTCAAGCGCAAATTCTTCGGCTGCAAGGGCGGCATGGCCGAGCTCGTGGCCACGAGCTCGGGGGACTACCTCGTCGCGGCCAAGCGGTGGGTGACGGGGGACGCCAACGGTAGCTTTGCCGAGGCGCCGTTCCACGTTGCCGGGCTCGTCTTTGAGGCATTCGGTCTTAAGGCGCTAGGATGCGTCACGAAGTGCTATACGCCCGTATTCGAGTTCTGCGAGTTCCGGAATGCGACGTCGGCTAATTGGCGTCTCACGCGGCAGAATCAGGATGGCTCACTCGGCGCGACCTCCTATCTGAGCGGGTGCCACGTAAGCCATTGCTTCTCGATCAGTACGCTCGCCGGGATCACGGTCGCCAAAGGGTTCCACGTTCAGGGCACTGCTTCGGACGAAGGTGACGCTCCGACGGATGGCACATTCTTTGCCTGCGAGGCGTTCGGCAGTACGGGCGCCATGACGACGGCGTTCTCAGCCGGCGGCACGGGCGGTTGGACGTTCCAGGCAAATCGAACGTTCGCGTGCGCAACGGGGATCGATATTTTCTCGTGCGGCAAAAACTGTGCATGGGGCGGGAACAACTGGGATTCAAATGCGGGCGTCGCTGCGCGGGTCGGCAAGGTGGGCACCTACATTGATTTCGCGGCGCTGTTCAACGGGGACAACTTTTACACCGACGTATGGTGCGACTTCACCGATGACGCCACAACCGAGGTCATGGCGATTTATGGGGCGTTTTTCTGGTTTGATCCGAATGAAACGACGTCCGGCATATTGTCAGACGGACAGGCGCGCATCGTCCACAACAACAACCGCGCCAGCAAGACGGTTATCGTCAAAAACTGCGTTTTCCAGGCCGAAAATCCATTCCAGCGGAACACGGGAACAACCCTCGGCGTGTTCGATGTCAGCGGCAACTACTCCGTCGAGGACGCGACCAACTATCATGAGCAGTACATTGACAGCGGTGCGACCGGCGTGGTGCGCCGGCATTTCCACGACAGCGCGTCCCCGGCGGCCAGCGACGTTCTGCGGCGTGATGAATTTTACGGCCGCGACAGCGCGGGCAACGCGACGCAATACGCCGTCGCTGAAGCGATTATCAAAGATACGACTGACGGCAGTGAGGATGGCGGATGGCAGGTGCGCGCCCTTGTGGCGGGCACTCTGACGTCACGGCTGCGGTTGGACGAGCTAGGTGCGTGGCTTGGGGCATCCACGAGCACGGGCATACCGGCTGTGGGATCGGCTGCGCTCAACATCAGCGGTCTAGCATTCGCCGACACAAACACAAGCTGGGCACGGTACTCTAACAATGCGGGCGGCCTTGATCTTAGCTTTTATAAGAGCCGAGGCGCCACGGTTGGGACGCATACCGTAGTCAGCAGCGGCGACACCATCGCGCGACTGGTCGCATACGCTGCGGACGGCACGACATCGCGTCCGGCAGCTCAGATCGATTTCGCCGTGGACGGCACGCCCGGCTCGTCGGACATGCCGGGGCGGATCGTGTTTTCGACTACGGCGGATGGCGCGGCGTCGGTTACCGAGCGCATGCGCATCAACAACGCTGGCAGCGTCGGCATAGGCGGATCGTCGTTCGGGTCCGGAGCGCTTGTTTGCTTCATCGCCAACGCGACGACCGTTCCGACGACTAATCCAACGGGCGGTGGAGTGCTTTACGTCGAAGCAGGTGCCCTCAAGTTTCGGGGCAGTTCCGGCACCGTCACGACGATAGCCGCCGCATGATCATGCAACTGATCCTGACGCACGCGCTTGCCTTTCTTGCCGGCCTCGCCGTCGGCGGGAAAGTGACGATCTGGGCCATTCGGAGAGGTGCTAGATGAGCGCGCGGTACTGATGCCGGCAATCCCCCTTGCGCTCCCGCCGCAATCTAATCAAGGCGATCACCCGCATTCCGGCGTCGCGGCGCTGATCAACTGCTATGCAATGCCGGCTGGCGACGAGCAGAAAACCAAGATGACCATCCGGGCGGCATCTGGGCTCGATAGCCTCGTGACGCTGGCGGCAACGGGCGGTATCCGGGGTCTGCTCGAGGTCGATGGCGTGGCCTATGCCGTCGCCGGCCGCACGGTGTGGCAGGTGGATTCGGCGGGTGGGTCTGTGCTCAAGGGCGGGCTGCCGTCCGATGGCTACGTGGGGATTTGCCGCAATCAGCGTGGGACCGGGGCGCAGGTGACGTTTTCCTGCGATGGCCTGACGTACATGACGGCGGGCGGGTCGCTAGCCCAAATCACGGACCCCGACCTGCCGCCGGCAGTGGACTGCACCACGATCAACAGGAGCACGATATTCGTATCGGCGGACGGCCGCATGGCACGGTCTGAGATCGACGATAGCAGCGTGATCGACGGCCTGGATCTCGAGTATGCGCAGTCGTCACCGGACGGGCTCTACCGTGGCGTGGGGCGCGGCGGCGACCTGATCGCGATCGGGTCCAAGTCGACGGAGGTCTGGCGCGACGAGGGCGCCGAGGCTTTTGGTTTTTCGCGCGGCCAAGTGATCCACATCGGCGCGATTGGCCCGAAATCGGTGACGACGGGAACGGTGCTCGGGACGACCGTGACGGACACCGTCGCTTGGTGCGCGACGGACAACAATGGCCGTTTTGCCGGCGTGGTCATGCTCAACGGCTACACGCCACAGAAGATCTCGACGCCATGGATTGACCGCGTCGTCGACCGGGAAGCCGACAAGTCCGCCATCGTGGCACTGTCCTGGGTCGAGCGCGGGCGTGGCTTTCTGGCCTGGCGCCTGACCAACACGACGGTGGTCTATGACACGTCCACCGGGCTCTGGCACGAGCGGCAGAGCCGGGATGCCTACGGTGATCTGACGGCATGGCACATCGGCTACGCGGCGGTATTGGGAGGCCGCGTGCTGGCTGGCCACGTGTCGGCGCCAACTCTCTATTGGCTGGATCCGGACGTCGATGACGACGACGGAGACGAGATCATCATGCGCATCCGCACGCCGCCGGCCTCGGCATTCCCCGGCCGGATGGAGATCGATCGCGTAGCGCTTGACGTAGTGCCGGGCGTCGGCCTTGCCACGGGTGGGTATCAGGACGTCAACCCCGTTGTGACTATGCGCATGAGCCGCGACGGCGAGACGTGGGGCGTGGCGCGTCCGGTCGGGATCGGGGCGCAAGGGCAGCGGTCCAAGCGGACCTATTGGAACCGCTGCGGCACGCATCCGCAAGTGACCTTCGAATGGACGATGTCGGCTTCGGTGGCTCGTGAAGTGCTCCAGGCCACGTGGGAAGGGGTGACGCTGCCGCCATGACCGAGACGCGCCTTGTCATGCCGCCCGCGCAAGAGCCGGTGACGACCGGCAATCTCCTGACCCGCTCGTGGTTCGACTTTGTTTCACGTGTAACACGGCGGGTGAACGGCATGGACCCCATACGGGTGCCGCGCAAGACGGTGGCTGAACTTGAGGCGCTCGACGCGGCTGACTGGTCGGGCTGCCTTGTGATCTGCACCGACGATGTGGGCGGCGAGACGGTTGCGTTTTCGGATGGCGCCGCGTGGCGCCGCACCAGTGATCTCGACGAGGTGACGACATGAGCCTATGGGGCGCCTTTACTGGCGGCGACGCGCGACGCTACGCGCAGAACGCCATGACGGAAAACCGGAACCAGCTCAACGAGGGCTACCGGAACAATCTCGGCTATCAGCGCGAGGGCTACCAGTCGGCAACCGGCCGGCTGAGCCCCTACGAGGCCTACGGGAGGCAGGGTCAGCAAGCCTACACGAACCTGCTCGGCCTCAATGGGACGCAGGCCCAAGGACAGGCGCGCGGGGCCTACGAGGGCTGGAACCCTTACCTCCAAGGGGGAATGGATCAAGCGGCGCAAGCGGTGGCGCGGCGCGGGGCGGCGCAGGGGCAGCTCGGCGGCGGCATGAACGCGCTGGCTCAGGATCGCGTGACCCGCCAGATGGGGACGCAGGATTTCTACAACTACAGCGATCGGCTCCAGGGATTGGGGCAGCAAGGCTACGGTGCGGCTAACGCACTTGCCGGGCTCGACACGAACAACGCCGCAAACCTGATCGGCATCGAAAACGGTGTCAGGTCCGGCAACATGCAGAACATGACCAACTACTTCAACGCGCAGAGCCAGGCCAATCAGGGGATGCTGAATAACGTGATGGGCCTCGGCGGTCTCGCCATGCAGGGATTTATGCCCGGCGTCGGCGGACAGAGCGCATTCGGCAACATGTATCGCGGCATGTTCGGCGGCGGTGCGAATTCCTACACGGGGCAAGTCCCCGTCGGCCAATCCGGCTATTGAGAGGCTGAACCATGGCCTACCAGATCCCGCAATTCCTGATGGGGCAGACGGTCGGTGCTGATTTCAGCCCGTTCACGAATGCGCTCGGCGCGTACCGGGACGCGCAGAAATTCAACGCTCAGAACGCGCTGGCCCGCGACAAGCTCGCCGAGGAGCAGCGGCAGTTCGGGCTACAGAACGCGCTGGCGAGCCGGCAATTCGGTTTGGCGGCGCGATCGGCCGACCGTCAAGACCAGATGTTCCCGCTTCAGATGAAGCAGCTTGAAGTGACGATTGAGCAAGCGCGCCGGCAGGGTGCGACCGATGCGCAGCTTGCGCCGCTCAGAATGCAACACATGCAGGCGACGACTGAGCTTGCCCAGGCGCAAGCTCGTGCAGCCGGTCAGAAAGACGAGGTCAACGGCGCCATCGCGGGCATGTTGCGAGGGGCTCTGCCGCAGCCGGGGGCAGCACCGGGGCCAACGCTGCAACCGCAGTCATTCGGTGGCGGCGGGATGCCGATGCAGCCGCAGCCGATCGCTGACGAAGCCATATCCGACCCGGCATTGATCCGGACGCAGGCGGCCCCGCAAGCGCCACAGCAGTCCCCCGTTGTCGATACGCCGCTTGGCCGCATGCCGATGGACCAAGCGCAGAAACTCGGGTTCGCGCTCGGGCTCGCAGGCAAGGGCGATGCCGGCAAGCTGCTGATGGATGCTGCCAATTCTGACAAGCTCGACAAGACAGCCAAGGGCGAAGTCGAAAAGGACATGGTCGGCCTCGTCGGCACCATCGGCCGGCTGGAGTCCATCGAGAAGAAGTTTGACCCGAAGTTTCTTGAGATCCCGAACCGTGCCGGCATGGCGTGGGGCGCGTTGGTCGATAAGTTTGGCGCTCTGCCAGATGACCAGAAGGCGGACCTAACCCGCTATACGAAGTTCCGACAGGTCGCGGTACAGAACGCGGCGCTCTATGTGAAATACCTGTCCGGCGTCGCCGTCTCCGAGCAGGAGTTCGCGCGCATCAGCAAGACGCTGCCGAACGCCGGCACGGGCATTGCCGACGGCGATTCGCCGACCGAATTCCAAGCCAAAATGAAGGAAAGCGTTTCGCAGGCAAAAATGGCTTACGCGCGAGCGCACTACCTCACGCAGAAAGGTTTCAAGGGCAAGCCGTGGGAAGCCGGGATCGCGATCGATGACGTCCGTGATCTTGTCGAGCAGCGCGGGGCACAGATCGAGCGGGAATTGCGAGGTCGTGTGCTTCCTGAACGGATGAACAGCGTTGTTCGACAGAAGCTTAAGCAGGAGTTCGGCATCTGATGGCCGGCTACGCTGACATGCTGTTCGGCGAGGCAGACGACGCCACGATCGAACCCGTTCAGGCGCCGATTGAGCGGCCGTCACCGATCCAGCGACCGGGCGAATTGCCTCGTCGTGTGTCTCCGCTACCAACGCCAGCCCAACGCGCATTGCCACCGCCGGGGGCGCCGCTCGATGCCTACCTCGACAATCCCGCTGCCGCACAGCAACTTTATAGTGAGTTCCAGAAAAAGTTCGGATTGGAACCGCGCCCGGATGTCGATCTGACCGACATCCCGACGTTGCGATATATGCATCGTCAGGTAAATGGTCTTGTCGGGCCGCCCGATCCGGTGCAGCCAAGTGCGCCGCCTGATGAGGCCAAGATTGCGCCTGTTGCACCGCCAGCTGACGGACGACCGTCGACCCGACGCTATAGTGACGATATGTTTGGGCCAGGAGACGCCGGACCGGCGCCGAAAGCAGCAACTAGAACGCCTGCCAATGCACTGTTACGCGGCGAGCCCGACGCGCCGACGTGGCTCGGGCGCCGCGTGCAAGACGTCATGGGCAAGCAAGACCCGCGCTATGCTGATATGCCGACCATTGCCGAGGCATTGAAGAACGAAGGCAAAATGGGCTTCGGCACGGCCGCGCGGGAATCATGGGGCTGGCTGACCGGCGCCGACGATAATGAGATGGCGCGGGTCTATAAGGGCATCCTCGGGCAGAGGTTTGTGCGCACGACCGAAGACGTCAACGGCTATCCGGTTATCGTCTACAAGGGGCAGGACGGACGCGAGGCGATGGCCTACGTCAACAAGCCTGGCCTCGACGTGCAAGATGCCGTGCGCGGCGTTGTCGGGATTGCTCCGAACGTCGGTGCGGGGATTGCTGTGCGGGGCGTGATGAAGGGCGCTGCGCTGTTGCCGCGCGTGATCGGCCAGGCCATGGGCCAGGGCGCGGCGAGCGTTGCTCAGGATGCGGCGGGCCTTGCCACGGGGGCGCGCACGCCGTCAGGCGAGGATGTGGCGTCCAAGGCGATGTGGTCCGCAGCCGGCGGTGCGGGCGGCGAAGTGCTAGGTGCCGCGACGTCGGCGCTATGGCGAAAGCTCGTCGTCGAGCCGAGGTATTTCAACCGAGCCACGGGGCAGCTGACCGCCAAGGGCGAGGAAGCGGCAGCGGCGGCCGGTCTCGATCCGGCAACGCTGCCGCGCGATGTCGCGCAATCGTTCGGCAGGTCAATGGCGGACATCGGCGACGAGGCGCTCGCCGCGCGGACCACGATGGCGAACGAGTTCCGCATTCCCCGCACGCAAGGCGAGATGGAGGGCAACGTCCAGAAGCTCTTGCGTGAGCAGCAGATGACAGGCGGCGGCTACGGCGACCGCGCCGCCGAGGCCATGAAGCGGTTCCGGGATCGACAGACGCAAGCCATCGACGATGCGGTGCGCGGAGACATCACGCCACAGACTCCGGGCATGGCGGGGCAGCTGGCCCCGGATCGGGCCGGCGCGCGTCTTGGCCCGGCGCAGCTCGGCAGCAACATCAGGGCGAATTCGCAAGCCGCCTATGACACGGCGAAAGAGTTCGAGAACAAGGCATGGAAGGCCATTCCGGACGACTTCCGGGCGCCGCCGGAGGTGCTGGCCGAGCTTGACAACGTGCTGCCAAAAGCACTGGCGGATCGGGGCGTGCGGGTTCTTGAAGAAGGGCTAACACCGGCGGCAAAGAAGATGGACGACATGATCGTCCGATTTCAGGCTGGCGAGATGCCGACCAACTCGTCGAAGTTCATCAGCCGCGACCTTGCGGGGCATGTCGACATCATGCGCCGCCGTCTTCTGGCTGGCATGGAGGATGCCGCCACGCCGACGGACAAGAAAGCGGCTGCGGCTCTCTATGATGGGTTCAACGATTGGATCGTGGAAGCGGCCAAGATGACCGGCGATCCGTCGGTTGCAACGAAGATGGTCACGGCGCGTGCGATTAGCCGCAAAATTCATGAGGTGTTCGACGGCAAGCAAGGAACGGCGGGCGCCAATATCCTTTCCGACGTTCTGAAAAAGACGGACAGCGCCGAGGGCATCGTCAATGCGCTGTTCTCGACGCCGGGCAAATCCGAGATCAAGAACGGCGCCATTGATGCGCTCACCAGCCTGAAGAAGTCCTACGACACGTTCCTTCCGCCTGAGGCTGCGAAGTCGGCGTGGGACGACATCCGGCTCGCCTATTGGATGAAAACGGTGGAGGGCAAGACGGGCGACGCCACCGGGGCGAAGGGTTTGTCGAGCGCCATCAAGACGGCCCTTAACCGGCAGGAGTCGGTCGCCCGAATGCTTTACACGCCGGAAGAAATCGGCCGCATGCAACGCATGGCGAAGCTGCTCGAAGACGTCGGCAGGAAGAACCCCAATTCGTCGTGGTCCGGCGTTTCGATTGGGGCCTTCATGAAGGACATCGGCAACGCGGCCCTGACAATGATCGGCGCCAACAGCATCGTGGGCCGGACGGCACTTGGAACGGTCGGCAAGGGCGTGCAGAACGCCTACGGCGCTGCCCAGGTCCGGGCGGTCACGGGCGGCGGACAAGGTGCAATGGCACCGCAACTACCGCCGCCGCCGTGGGCCGGTCCTGCAGGTGGTCTTGGCGGCATGGAAGGGCGGGAAAGGCGATAGATGGTCCAAAACATCTTGGCCCGCTACGGCTACGGCTACCAGAGCCCCGCCTTCGGCGATGGCGAAGACGTGACGACGCCGCTAAGCCAGCAAAGCGAGAAGGTGCGCGGGGCCTTGCAAAACGGCGGACGGCGCTGGTTGATTGAAGATGGAAGCGGGACGGGTGGATGGACGACCGCAGCCACATCGGCAGGCGTTGCTGACAAGCTCCGCGAAGCGGGCATTCCCGGCATCAAGTACCTAGACGAAGGATCTCGCAACAAGGGCGACGACAGCCTTATACAAATCCTCCGCAAGTATGGCCTTCTGCCGCCGGTAGCCGCTGGCGCTGTCGCCGCGTCCTCAGACGATCAGGCTCAAGCCAAGCCGTAAGGACAACACAGCATGCCTCTCGACTCCGTGCCTGTCCTCTCGATCCTCGATCGGGTGACGGACAGCGATGGCAACCCCGTGCCTGGCGCCGTCATCTACTTCTATGAGGCCGGCACCTCGACGCCGAAGACGGTCTATTCCGATGCCAACCTGTCGGTGTCTCTGGGCACGTCGGTCACGTGCGACAGCGGCGGCTTCCCGACCTCGGACGGCTCGGCCAAGTGCCAGATCTACACCGGCACGGCGTCATATAAGATCACAATCAAGACCTCGGCCGGCGCCACGCTCTGGACGCTCGACAACATCAAGGGCGCCGTCGATCTCCCTGACGCGTCGTCCATAGCGCTACCGCAGATGCCGGTGGTCTATAAGACATCGGCCTATTCCATCCTGACCACGGATCGCGGCAAGCTGTTCAAGGGCGATCCGACGGGCGGGTCGTTTGCGTTCACTCTCCCGTCGGCCGTGACGGCCGGTGATGGTTTCATGGTCGGCGTCCGGCATTCGGGCGATACGACCCAGAACGTCATCACGATTCGCACCACGGGCGGGCAGTACATCTCGAAGCCGGGTCATGAGACGGCAACGTCGTTTTCGCTCACGGGCGAGGGCGAGACGGCGCTCATGGTCTCCGACGGCGCGCAGTGGACGGCCTACGCAGTGACCGAGCCCTACATGCCCGGCCGCACGCCGTTTACGGTGGTCTCCGACCGTCTGACCGCGCCGCCATCGTCTCCCGTCGGCGGCAACCGCTACATCATCAACGGCACGCCGACGGGCGCCTGGGCCACGCTCGGGTTTGCGCAACACCAGATCGCTGAGAGCGACGGTAACGGCTCGTGGGTGTCCTACAACCCTGGCGACGGCTGGCTGGCCTACGTCGCCGACGAAAACCTTTTGACGCAGTACCGGGATACGACGTGGGTCGATCTATCGAACGTCGCCGCGCCGACCAGTTCGACGCTCAAAATCGGCGTGTTTCTCGATCAGCGCGCCGACGGCACTACGGGCGGCACGGCAACGACGACGGCGTGGACCACGAGCACGATACAGACGACGGCGACCAATACGCTTGCGAGCGCCGCACTGGCCGCAAACGTCGTGACCGTCGGCCCCGGCAACTACCTGATTGTCGCCGCCCGCTATATGGAGCGGACCAACAGCGCCGGCCTGCGCATCAAGACGGGCTCGAGTAATTACATTTACGGCCTGCCTGGCACAACGGGAACGGATTCGGCTCACCTGTCAGCGATCGGCTTCCTGTCGGTCGCGAGCGGAACGGATACAATTGAGCTGCAATACTACGCATCAAACAACTCAAGCGCCAACGACCTCGGCCGCCCTTTGGCGATTGCCGGCAACCTCGAGACCTATGCGACACTCTCGATCATCGATCTGACGAGCATGCAGGGGCCGCAAGGCGCTCAGGGGCCGCAGGGCGACGTCGGCCCGACGGGAGACGGCTGGGCGCCGCTCTATGCCGTTGTTTCTGACGGCGCGCGCCGCGTGATGCAGATTGTCGGCTGGACGGGCGGATCAGGCTCGGCACCTGCAACGGGCGACTATCTCGGGCCGACGGGACACACGGCGGTGCTGGCCAGTGCCACGGACATTCGCGGGCCGACGGGGCTTACCGGTGCCGGCACGGGCGACCTGCTCGCAGCGAACAATCTGTCCGATGTCGCCAACACGAACACGGCCGTCAACAACCTCGGCATCCACACCGTCACGACGGTGACGGGCAGCGTCACGGTTGCAACAACGGGCGCCTCGCCGCAGTACCACATCACGTCTGGCACGGGGACGGTTACGCTTAATGCGGCAACCGGCTACCCTGGCAACTTTGTCTGTTCGATCCACAACGATTCGACGAGGCGGTGGACGATCGCCCCGAACGGCCGGACGAGTTACTATCTCTGGCCGGGACAAAGTTGCCGCGTGGCGCGGGTCGGGTCGGTTTGGGTGTCCGACTATCCGGCGGTCTGGACGCTCGATGCGGCGAATAGAACAATTTATGTCGACCATGCTGCGGGCAGCAGTGCTAACGACGGGCTGACGTCGGGATCGGCCAAGGCGACGATCCAGCAAGCCATCGAGATGATTGAGCGCTACATTGACGCGTTTCAGTTCGGTATCGTCATTCAGGTTGCCGCCGGCACGTTCACGGAAAACGCGGCGGTTCACACTAAAAGGTTGCGCGGCTACCACGTGATTTCACTGGTCGGCGACACGACCACGCCGAGCAATTGCGTCTGGCGCATTCCGGCAAACGGGACCGGGCTGACGTGCCGCGACTGGTCGGGCATCATTCTTGGCGGCTTCAGGATGCAGGCGTTTGCGCAGACGGCGACCATGACGATTGCCACGCCGGCTGTCGTGACGGCGACGGCGCATGGCCTTGCCGCCGGCAACACCATCGTGTTTTCGACCACGGGTGCCCTGCCGACGGGCGTTACCGCCGGCACGATCTATTACGTGATCGCAACCGGCCTGACGACGGATACGTTCCAGTTTTCGGCGACGTCTGGCGGTGCAGCAATCAACACGTCGGGCTCGCAATCCGGCACGCACACGGTAACGGCCGCCGGGTGCACGGGCATATCGGCGAGCCAGCACGGCATTATTGACATCGACCGTATGGATTGGGGCTATATGCCCTACGGCAACCACATCGAAAGCACGAACGGCGGCAGCGTCGGGTACGTGACGGGAACGACGGAGACGATCAGCTCGTCGTTCTCTGCGCACTGGGTGATCGGCCCGCTCAGCAGCGTGCTTTGCACGGGCACCACGATCGACTTGCCGGCGGCCGTGGCCATGTCGTCATTCGTTCAGATGACCGGCGGGAGCTGCGTCCTGGCCGGCAACACATACACCGGGCTCGGGGCGGGCACTGGCGCGACCGGCATCAAGGCTCTGGTCAGTCTCAATGGCGTGCTCGTTTCCGGCGCGACAACGGCCGTCACCATGACGATTGCCACGCCAGCCGTTGCGACGCTGACATCTCACTACCTTGTTGCCGACAGCGAAGTCATTTTCACAACCACGGGCGCGTTGCCGACGGGTGTGACGGCCGGAACGTCCTACTATGTGATTGCGACTGGTCTGACGGCTAATTCGTTCCAGTTCTCGGCGTCGGTGGGCGGTGCGGCGGTCAACACGTCGGGCACGCAGTCTGGAACGCATTACGTATCCAGCGTGCGGTTGCCGGGCTCGACGGCGCCATTGACGGCACGCGGGGGGCAAATCCAGCTATGAAGCCGTTCGAGGATCTGGGGCACGCGGTCAAGGCGACGAAGCCGTTCCGGCTCAAGCGGTGCGAAGCGGGCGGGCTTCCCGATCCGGGCCAGTGCGTCGATTGCCTGATTGTGATCAACGATCGCAATTCACCGTCGCGGCCGTCGGTTGCCTACAGCGACGGCACGACATGGCTGCATCTGGGCTGGCTCGATCAATCGCCGCAGCCATCGCAATCCGTCGTCGTGCATCCGGTCGAGCGGGACATCACGCCGATGATCCGGGCGGCGGTGGAGCAGGCGTTGCCCGCGCTCGTCTCGCAGCCGGCAGTGCGCGTGATCCAAGGGCCACAGACGGCACAGATTGATGTGCAGCCGTTGGCGCAGGGCATGCTTGAGCTGAGCGAACATGTTAACAGGATACTGAATGAAAACGCCGATTTGATGGCTCGTGTTGAGTTTCTGGAAAAGCATGCAATCGCGCATGCGAAGCTCGAGGCAGCATGATCCCGGCCAGCATCCGAAACAATAATCCCGGCGCTCAATATCCAGGCCCGTCGGCGAAGAAATTCGGCGGCGCCAAGTTCGAGACGTTGCGCTCTAAGGACGGCGTGCACAAGATAGCGACATTCCCGACGGGCGTGCATGGCGCGGCGGCCCTGTTCCATCTGCTGCACGAGGGCCGAGATCCGTTGCGCCGCCTGCGCTACCGCGACAAGCCGTTGCGGCAGGCTATTGAGACGTGGTGCGGCGGCTATTACGCGCCGACCTACTGCAGGGTGGTGACCAGTCATTGCGACGTCGGTTCAGACGACGTTTTGACTACCGATCTGCTCCGTGACCCGCAACGGGCGATCCCTCTGGCAAAGGCCATGGCGCTACAAGAGGCAGGCCAGAGCTTTCCGCTCGACGATACGGGTTGGCTTCATGGCCACGAGATGGCGTTTGGCGCGGCCGAGGCGCCCGGTTGGTCCCCGAAAAACGATGTCCCCACGCGCAACCCGGAGGACAAGCTAGACCAGGCCATGGGGATTGCGAAGATCGGCACGGCCGTAACAGCGGCGGGCGGCAGCACAGCAGTCGGCGTGGCCAGCCCTGATGCAGTGCTTACGAGCCTAAAATCGTTCCAGGCGTTCGGAACCGACCTCATGGCAATGGCCAATGGGCCGACCATGATTATCGTTGGCATCGGTGCCGCGTTCTATGCCGCGAGCGTGTACGTGCTCCCCAAGCTGGGGCTCAAATCATGATCCATATCGTTGCCATCGTCGTGGCGCTGGTGGCCATGGTCAGCGCGTATAATTTGATCAAGCAATCAGGCGTCAAGCAGGAGCGTGCACGCGTCGAGATCCAAGGCAAGAAGACGCATGCACAAGCCAAGTCGGCCCGGAAAGCTGTCGATGTCAAGCCTGTTCCTGAGATTCGCGCTGATCTCAAGCGTTTCTGCTCTGATTGCGACAAGTAGTGCGGGCTGCTCGACGCCTGCTGCCGTCACTGGTACGGCAGAGCAGATCTGTGAGGACTGGCGCACAATTGGCGTTCGCAAGGGCGATGTCATAACGGACGATACCGCTCGTGAGATCATCGGCAACAACGACGCACGGGCTGTCTGGTGTCCCGCTCGAAAGAAGGCGTGACGTCATGGACAGCGCACATGCACCCCAATGGGCACCCCGCCTACCATCCATCGGACCCTACCCCGATTCTCGTGCACATCGCCGGCAAGGTGGGCAAGATCGAAGCCAAGGTGGAGGCCATCGAGAAGCGCATGGATCGACGACAACGCCCGTTGTCGGAGTACATCACGCCCGCGATTGGCGCCGCGATACTGGCGGCGGCGGCGGCGGGCAAAATCACGTGGTCAGATGCGCTTCCGTCGATACTAGGTCTCGTCGGTGGCAGGTGATATTGATCGGTGGCTGTATATTGGGGGCCGCCGCAATTTTGGTCGCGTGACCGGCCTCAGTTGATATGAATTCGTCGTCACCAATGTAGTAACGGACTGTCAGCATTTGGATGGCGCTCATCTAGCCACGCCGCTGCCTCCGCGCGGGCGATACGATCAGCATCCCTGTTGCGCGCGTCGAACGACTTTGTTCTGTAAATCTCTACTCCGCAGTCTTCCACCACGTAAGCAAATTCCCCGTCCTGCAAGCTCTTGTCGTAACCAGAGCTTAGAACGCTGATCCGGAATCGGCACTGCAAAAACGACTCCGCGCGACGATCATAAAACGCCGCTTTGTAGAAGACGCCGACCCGCTTGCGACCCTTCTCGTCAAGAACGTCGGAGTGCATCGAATGGTCAGTTGCGGCCCTGGTCCAGCCCTGAGGAAGCGTAGCCTTTACAAAAAGATTGTCGAGGTCCGCGCCGAACTTGAAACCGACCGCCTCAAACGCATCCCGGCTTGGATGCATGCTCTTCGGCATATTGGTTGATGCAACTAGCTCCTGCTGTCCTACTCGCTCTGATCGCATGATCCCGGCGGGTGTGGCGTCTACGTTCAGTCCTTGAATTCCTGCGACTATTTGTGCTGGCGTGATCGTCATGTGCTGGGCCTATATTGCTGTCATGCGCGCTTCGACAGATCAATGTATCTAACCTGCCACAGCGACACGTAGAATCGCGCCACGTCGCCGGTCGTTTCATTCTTCACGTAGGCATATCCGCCGCCGCCCATGGTCGCACTCACAACGTCGGTGCTGCGTATCGCAAACCGCCGTTTATAGGCGGCAATCGCACGCTTGCACTTGTCGTCGTCGCGCATGGGCCGGCCTCAATCAGAAGATTTGGTTTCGACGAAATCAATGGGTCCGGCCTTGGAGAGGCGCACGCGCAAATCGAGCGGCCCAAGGTCGCCGAGTAGCGCCGTCTCCGCTGCCTCGATCCAATTGCGGCGGTTCACGTCTCGCAACTCTGCATCGCGCTTCGACCTGAACCGCAAGCGCTCAATTTCGTCTGCCGCCATCCGCATCATGGTCGCCCGCTCCTGGTCGCTGTCGGTGTCAGCCCATGCGCGAAGCTCAAGCACGTTGTCGATTGCCATGGCCTGCCTAACAAGGTCGAGGTCGAGCGGTCCAAACTGAGCGTTTGCCGCCAAGATATCGTCCAGCGTCACGCGGCTCATCGGTTCGGGGCCTTTGCTGCTATGCCGCCACAGGCTGGCGGCGCTTTTCTCGGATTGCCTTGGCGCGGGACTCGCACTCGACGATTAAGTCCCGCTCGCCGCGATCAGCAAAGTGGTCGCGGATGTCGCTCATGACGTTGGCAACGGATATGCACAGGCAGTCGTCTTGAGTGTGTGCCCACGCCATCAGACCGTCGCAGTCTAGGCAGCGCTTGTAGCGGCCGGGCGTGCTGTCCCATACGCCGAACGTGGCGATGTACTCCTCGCCCGCTTGGATTGCGCCACGGCAGCTATTGCACCGATGCTCTTTGCGCGCCTTGCGGCGCGTCTCCTCAAAAACGCTGGGCTGTTCTAGGTCACACAAACACATGGCCGGCCTCTCTCGGAAAGGTTTAAGCGACCTTGCGCTCAGTGATGATGGCAACCAGCCGCTTGGCTGCCGCCTCTGGCGTCATAAAAGCGCCGACGTCTCGTCCATCCGGACACCGGCACTTCCAAGATAGCTTGCCGGCAGGACGCCAAACCCACCCACCAAGCCAATCGCTACGCCATTCTTGGCGCTCCGGATGCTTGAAGAATCGATAGTCACCGACAACGAAACTCGGTCGGTCTGGCGGCGGGTGTCCGAACATTTCAGCGGCCTCCAATCAGTTTTCATCAGGCAGGCGAAACGGAGCGTCGCAAGTCTGCGGCCTTGCGCCGGCACTCGTTTGCCGCCTCTCGGTTGGCATTGACTTGATGGGTTGACCAGCCGCCGCTCACGCTGCTTGCAGCCCAGCCGTCTAGCTTGTCCGCAAGCTGCTCCAAAAACGTGATTGTCTCTCGTATGGCATCCATCGGCCCGGCCTCCAATCAGTGAATGAAAACGTCGGAGATCGCGAGGCTATCCGACGACCGCACCCAAGCGGATTTTGATTGTCCAAGTCCAGCTCGCGACCTGTCTCGGTCTCTCCCGTGTGTCACGCCTCGGCATGGCTGTCGGCGTCCACTGGCTCTGTTCGTGGTCCTATTTCGCGCTGCAACCGCTACGCGGCACGGACCCATAATGCACCTCCGTGATAGAGCAAAGCAGTTTGCCGCACCTGTATGGCATGCCGCTCTTGACTTGTCCAGCAAAGGTGTCCATTATTTCCACATGAGGGTTCGTCGCAACACACAGCGTCCCGCTGCATCTGACAACACGGTGGCGCCACCGGGTCGGTTGATTGCCTATGCGCGCGTCTCGACGCCGGATCAGAACTTGAAGATGCAGCTCGACAGCTTCGCAGCGGCCGGCGTGCACCCCGACAACATCCACCAAGACGTAATCAGTGGGTCAAAATCGAAACGGCCAGGGCTCGACATGGCGCTCAAGGATTGCGTCGATGGGGACACGCTCGTCGTCTACAAAATGGATCGTCTCGGCCGGGACGTGCTGCACCTACTCACGCTAATCAATGCACTGGAAAAGCGCGGCGTTGGCTTCCGCAGCCTGACGGAGGGCTTCGATACCCGCACGACAACGGGCCGCGTCATGATGCAGTTTATTGCCATCATGGCCGAGTTCGAGCGCAGCCGCATCCGTGAGCGCACTGGCGACGGCATCCGTTCCCATGCAGCCGCCGGGAAGAAGTTCGGCGCGAAACAGAAGATCGATACCGACGTGGCCGAGCAGATGTTCCGCGACGGCGCCTTGATCAAGGATGTGTGCGAGCGCTTCAGGTTGCGCTCGCGGTCCACGGTCTACAGCTACTTCACGTCGGCCGAGATCGAAGAGTTGCGTGAGAAGGGCGAGGAAGCCAGGAAGCGAGCCGCAAGGCGCAAGTCGAAATGAGGAGGCGGAGATGCTGAATGCTCCAAACGGATACGTCTGGCAGTGCCCGCGCGCTGTCGCTCCGCATGGCATGCCAGATGGCTACGAGCTGTGGCGCGACGAAGACGGCTACTATTGGTGGCACCACGGCGCGAGCAACCGCGAGAGCGAATTGTTCGTTGACCGCTGGCAGTGTCGGCGCGAGGCAGTTGCGGACCAGAAGCGGGTGACGAAATAGGAGGCGCCGATGCGGATCGTCGGTCTAGACTTTGCCAATCCAGGCAGCGACATGACTGTGATGGCCGAATTGCGCAACAGTCTCATGCAAGCGTTTCGCGTCGATCTTCCGCCAGAGCAACCGTTGCGGTCCGCGACGGAAGTTGAGATGCGCCTCGCCGATTACTGGCGGCGCAAGGCGTATCTGTACGAGAGCATGGCCAAGGCGTTGCCGATCCGGGCGCTCGAAGTCCGTGTGCAGTGCATCAAGTACGGTCGCCGAAAGCGTAAATGGCGGAGATTGATCGGGCCGCCCATCGGCCTGCTGACGGGCAAGAAGTATTGGCATTGAGGGAGGCACGGGTGATTGCGGCGCTATTTGTCGAGACTGACGGCTGTTACTTCGGGCTCGACGGCGTTGACCCGTGGGACGAGCAGCGAGACGCGCGGCAGTATGCAGGACCGTGGCCCGTCGTGGCGCATCCGCCATGTCAGCGGTGGGGGCGGTTCTGGCACGGCAGCACGCGCAAACCTCACCAATTCAGACTTGGCCACGACCAGGGATGCTTCGCGGCGGCGCTCTACGCGGTCGCCATGAACGGCGGAGTCATTGAGCATCCTGCGGACAGTCATGCGTGGCGATATTTCGAGATTGAGCCGCCAAAGAGATTTGCTGGTTGGCGTCCGACAACAAATCCTCGGCGGTCGAATTGGGACGACGACGCCGGTAACGTGCTGTCGAATGCGAACCTGCCTGGCGAGTGGTGGACGTGCTACGTCGAGCAAGGTCACTACGGCCACATGAGCCGCAAGCCTACGTGGCTGCTGGCGCAAGGTGTGAGCTTGCCGGACCTCGACTGGTCCAAGGGTGCGCAGCGCCTGCACCCGACCGCGCTCGCCCGCTACGGCTACGCCAAGGCCAGACGCATCGGCATGACATCGATGGTCGGTGGCAAGGACAAGACCAAGATCAGGAACGCCACGCCGCACCAATTTCGCGACGTGCTGTTGTCGATTGCGCGATCAGTAGAAACCAAGGCCGTCCGCGAGACGGCGTAGCAACAGACGAGCAATTGCAGATGGAATGGCGGCCGGGCCGACGCCCGAGCAGCGACTGAGGAGCCTAATGAAAGGGGCGGGCGAAAGCCCGGTACAAACGACGGTATGAGGCGGGCCAAGATGAAACGTCGCTCG